CCCACCACAAGTTTGGAGTACCGTACAAGTCAAATGCTAGCAGGTCTGGACGATATGCATATTGTGCTTCGATAGTATAAAGAAAGTCACTGGCTTCTGCACTAACTGGTCTGATGGAAAATACATCAAGATAGTTATTAGTAATTGTGGTATTGTACCAAGGACTTGTATTAGAATATGTAGCTGACATTTTTAAATATAACCAAAAGAATTATTTAAGTAGCCGCCCGAAACGAATCGATCTAGACTAAAGTTTTTACTGCTGTTTCTACTGTAAACAGGTTGTAGTGTTACTGTGAAAGAGCTCTTAGTAGGCACATGGCTAACACCGCCACTTGTTTGTCCGCCAAGTCCGAGCGAGCCTGCAACTCCAGCAATAGATCCAATTGCTCCAGTCACACTACTTATCGAATCAGAAATACCACTTAGTCCTGGAATGGCAGATCCTAAACTACCAGCAAGACCGCCTATACTGTCACCGATGCCTTCGATCGCTCCGGCGGCACTTCCAACTACGTTAACACCGATATAATCACATTGTGCATTTAATTGTACTTGCATTTGTGTTACTACAACCGGAACATTTTTAAAAACATAGTTGCCGTAACCGTTTAAGAAAACCACAGGAGGCGGATTACCAGCTTTTGGATCAGATCCTGTGAACATTTTGGTAAGACTTCGTAAATAGTGTACTGCCGCAATCCAATACAATCCTTGTGTAGCATCTTCAACGTTCATTGGAGCAGTAATTGTTATTGCTCCAGGGTCACTATGTTGAAAAGCCTGGAATGTATAATTGGTATGAGTAGTTTGTATCTTACTATAAGTTGCACTACTTTGTATATTGATATCAGGAGTGTATGGAAATATGAGTCCGCCAGCATCTTTTAATGGCTTGAGTACTGGGCTACTTTTAAAAGCAGTCCATTTAGCAAGACTTAATCTTACTCGCCAATCGTTTGCCGCGGCGTCTCCTCCAAAACTGGAAACAGCGCCCACGATATCGCCAATTGCTTCTCCTGCTTCCGGAAGATTAACGGCTCGCAATGCACTCATAACTCCGCCTGGAGTTTCATTATATCCTGTACTAAGTGCGCTGGCCAAATTACTAGCAACATTCACGCCCTGCCCGACTGCACCGATTAGATTTTGCGAAGCTGCCGCAGTTTGGATAAAACTATTGCCTAAAGCCATATAAGACTCTCCTTTTGATACTCTATTTATTTGACTTTAATAAGTGCGTAGTTTATAATATACTTTACGAGGACTCATTTAATGACAGCAAAAGTTAACTACCTAAACAACAAGGATATGTTGTTAGAAATACATAGAAGTAAAACATCTTATTGTGTGTTTACCAAGCCCGAATACCACCAATATGATCTAATTGTACCAAGTTTGGACAAGATTAATATTAGGACTATAGCAGAAGCCAAGCGAGTACAGGCTAAACGACTGGGTCAACAAGAATTTGAAAGACGCAAAGCGGCAGGTGAAAAGGTTAAGATTGCCGATTGCGAAGTTGATTACAAAAAAGTAACTAAAACTGATGTAGTGTTTAGAGTTATGACTTTTGATCATATTCCGCTTAACAATGTTCGTAAAAAGAATCCCAAAAGCCTAGCAGATCACAGAGACAAAGTGAACTTTCCGCCATTTCAACACTATAAGTTTGATGACGAAGATCAAGAAACTTTAATATGTGTTGGCAAAAGTCACTGGAAGGGCGATTTAGAAAAAGGACACTTTGATAAAGATGCAGGTCAAATTACCAATACACTGGCCCGCATGATGATCAAACTGTGTGAACGATATGCTACTCGAGGCAACGTTCGAGGCTATACTTACAACGATGAAATGAAAGGTATGGCTATTCTTCAGTTAACGCAAATCGGTTTGCAATTTGATGAAAGCAAATCAGATAATCCATTTGCTTACTTTACAGCCGCAGTTACTAACAGTTTTGTTAGAGTTATTAACACTGAAAAACGCAATCAAAACATTAGAGATGACATTTTAGAAATCAACGGCATGAATCCAAGTTATTCACGCACAGGCGCAGGCGAACATGCGGCCGCAGTTAAACGATATAACGAGGATGTATCTGAATGACGCAACTGTTTAAGAAGGTGGCTTGTTTCACCGACATTCACTTTGGGTTAAAGTCTAACAGCTCTGTACACAATCAAGATTGTGAAGACTTTGTTGACTGGTATATTGCAAAAGCCAAGGAGGAAGGCTGTGACACTGGAATTTTTATGGGTGACTGGCATCATAATCGGAACAGTCTTAACATCACTACTATGGACTATAGCCTTAGGGCCTTGGAAAAGCTCGGCCAGGCGTTTGATCAATTTTACTTTTTCCCTGGTAATCACGATCTATATTACAAAGACAAGCGGGATATCCATTCAGTCGAGTTCGGTAAGTACATACCTGGTGTTACTGTGGTACATGAACCTACTACCATTGGCAATGTTACTCTATGCCCGTGGCTTGTTGGCGATGAGTGGCGATCGATTAGTAAAAAAGGCGGCAAATACATCTTCGGACACTTCGAGCTCCCCAGCTTCTTTATGAACGCTATGGTACAGATGCCGGACCATGGAGAGATACAGTTAGATAGTTTTAAACAATATGAACTAGGTTTTAGTGGACACTTTCATAAACGTCAGCAAAAAAACAATATGATCTATATTGGCAATGCGTTTCCGCACAACTATGCAGATGCATGGGACGATGAACGCGGTATGATGACATTAGAATGGGGAGGTACTCCGGAATATCATACTTGGCCTAACCAGCCTACCTTCCGTACAGTTAAACTAAGTCAGCTAATTGACAACGCAGACTCAATCATCTTGCCCAAGCAACATTTACGTGTTACACTAGACATAGATATCACATTTGAAGAAGCAAGTTTTATTAAAGAAAAATTCATCGGAGATTACAATATCCGAGAGATGACCTTGATTGCCGAAAAGAAAGATGCTGAAATTAACACCAATATCGATATTCAAAGTTTTGAAAGCGTAGATCAAATCGTATCTAGTCAAATTGTCAATATTGATAGCGACACGTACGACAAGAATACACTTCTTGCCATTTATAACAGTCTATGATTAAATTAAAAGAACTAACAGTTAAGAATTTTATGAGTGTGGGTAACCAGACTCAAGCAGTTAATTTTGCACAGGAAAATCTAACACTTGTTTTGGGTGAAAACTTAGATCAAGGTGGAGACGACAGCGGCAGTCGAAACGGTACTGGTAAAACGACCATTGTAAACGCATTAAGTTTTGCCTTGTTTGGCAATGCTCTAACTAACATTAAAAAAGATAATCTTATTAATAAGATTAACAACAAGAACATGTTAGTTACGCTGACGTTTGAAAAGAATGGCGTTGATTATCGTATTGAGCGTGTACGTAAGCCTAGTATACTACAGTTTTTTGTAAACGACCAAGCACAAGAAACAGAAGAAACTGATGACGCACAGGGCGATATGCGTGAAACTCAGAAGGACTTAGATGACTTGCTGGGCATGAGTCACGATATGTTCAAGCATATTGTTGCACTTAACACATATACAGAGCCGTTTCTTAGTATGCGGGCCAATGATCAACGTGTTATTATTGAACAGCTATTGGGCATTACTCTTTTAAGCGAAAAGGCAGAAGCTCTTAAAGAACAAATTAAGCTGACTAAAGATCAAATATTACAAGAATCAGCAAACATTGAAGCCATTAAAAAGTCAAACGAGAACATCCAGAAAAGCATCGATGGTATCCTAACTAGACAAAGTGCATGGAATAATCAGCATCATCAAGAGCTAGAAAAAATTGGTCGTGCTATTATAGAACTAGAAAGTGTAGACATCGATTCTGAAATCGCCAAGCACAGCGAGCTGAAAGCGTATCTTGAAAAGACAGCGAAGCTGAAAAGCCTAGAAAAGGAGCGGGCTACGTTAGACAGCGCGACAGCGCAAGCGGAGCGAAGCGTAAAAAAGTACGCAAGCGAGCTTGCTAAGTTGCAAGACAAGAAATGCCACGCTTGTGACCAAGAACTTCATGACCATAAACATGAAGAAATGACCACTGAAGCACAACAGCATCTAGATGAAGCACAAAAATACTTTGATAAAGTCGCCAAGGACCGTGATAAGATACAGAAAGAAATTACTGCACTAGGTGATATAACTACTCGTCCCAACTGTTACTATGACACAGTGGAAGAAGCACTTAAACATCAAAACAATCTCAAGACTTTGGAAACAAGCCTTACTATCAAGGCTGGGGAAACAGATCCTTACCAAGAACAGATTGACGAACTGACCAATACCGCTATACAAGAAATATCCTGGGACACAGTTAATCAATTGACTACTCTTAAGGATCATCAAGAGTTCTTGCTTAAACTGTTGACCAGTAAAGATAGTTTTATCCGTAAAAAGATTATAGATCAAAATCTAGCCTACTTGAACAACCGTTTAACTTATTATCTGGACAAAATGGGCTTGCCACATACTGTGTTATTCCAAAATGATCTAACAGTTATGATCACACAACTGGGACAAGACTTGGACTTTGATAATTTAAGCAGAGGTGAACGCAACAGACTTATCTTATCCTTGAGCTGGAGCTTCCGTGATGTGTGGGAAAGCCTATATCAACCTATCAATTTGCTGTTCGTTGACGAACTTATTGACAACGGCTTAGATGCATCGGGTGTTGAAGGTGCATTGGCAGTGCTTAAAAAGATGGCACGTGAGCGCAAGAAGAACATTTTCTTGATAAGTCATAGAGATGAACTGGTGGGCCGTGTTAATAATGTACTGAAAGTTATCAAAGAAAACGGTTACACCAGCTATGCCAACGATCTAGAGGTCAATGAGTGATAAAAGAATGGACTGTTGAGCAGGTTTATGAGCTATGTAGACGCATCCGCGATGCAACACGGGCCCGACACTACAACAATCATGCACAGTGGTTGTGTAAACAGGATCTGTATCGCATTAAATGGGCTGCTGAACAGGCTATTAGTCAGTGCGAACAGTTTGAACTTGAACAACAGTTTATAAAAAGTCACGAGCATAGACAGTTATTGGAAGTAATCAAGGGCGATGAGCAAGCACGTTGAACCCAGTCCGTATCAAAATGAAGAGTCGCATGAGCAACTCATGGCGGCCTTTCGGGAATATTTCAAGGCAAATCAAGATTGGCAAAACAAAGGCACAAGGATAGCAGGTGAAAACATGCGCTACTGGCTAGCGCAGATCCGTATCATAGCAAAACAGCGTCGTGAGCATGTACAGCAGTATCGTGTTTATTTAGATACTGCCAAGCGTGAACGTAAGGCAAACCAAAAGGCACAAGGTGGTGGGACAGAATAAACTACATAGTTAATGTCCTGGTACTATAATAATGAATTAATCACAGAATTGCCCGAAACTTGTGTTGGGTTTGTTTATCTTATAACAAACACAGTTTCAGGGCGCATGTACATAGGCAAAAAACTAGCTAAATTCTCTAAGACCACATATCGAGTAGTTAAACTTAAAAACGGCACTAAGAAGAAAAAGAAAATCCGCAGTAAAATTGACAGCGATTGGATGGAATACTATGGTAGTTCAGACGAGTTGCTCAAGGATATTGCGCAGTTAGGTCAAGAAAACTTTCGGCGAGAAGTATTATTTTACTGTAATAGCAAGGCTGAAACGTCATACATAGAGGCACGAGAACAATTTACACGCAGAGTATTAGAATCTGACCAATATTATAACGGTCAGATATCAGTTCGTGTCCACGGCTCCCATATTAAAGGCAAACAATTAAACGGATAAAGCTCGCGCAGGCCTAGATCGTGCGCCCTAAACCTGGATCTCGGATCGCAGGGATGGAAACTTGTCGCCGTTACAAGTACTCAACCACTATCCTTAACAGGACGAGGATCGCAAAGCTGCCGCGGTTTGGTTGTTTAAAGGAAATAAAGGCAAAAGGAAGGGTTGTAGCCCTACACTTGTAAGTCAGTTAGCGTTGATTTGCAAGTCGCCGTCATATAAAGACTAAGCTCGAGGTACCGGATGACCGCCTCTGTAACCGCTTAAACGCTAAGTGATATTGTTCGACTCGGATAATGTTGTTAAACTTTGCCCGCAAGGGCAAAGTGTGACTGAACGATCTGGATAATATTTAAACTACTTCGTAGTTAATAACTAAAGACTCTTAATAGAATACTACTAGTTCGAGCGAAAGCGAAGAACAGAAGAACGCAAGTTCTTCTTTCAACACTAGATAAATATCGTATAGGATGCCACCATGAAAATTATTGAAATAATCTCAGAAGATCAAAAACAGCTAGATGAAGCTGGCTTGCTGTCCACGATAGGATTGTACTTTTCACGCAAGTTTGGTACCAAGTTTGCAGTAGTGGCAGATGATGCAATCACACAACTGGCAGCGAAAGGACGACTGGCTGGTCCTGTTTCTTTTCGTGAAGTCATGAAACATCTACAAGGCACCAAACTTGGCAAACAAATGATGTCCGATGTCAAGCTGAGAAATGAGATTGTGCCATTGATACAAAAGGAAGCCAACAAAGTTCGCGATCCTAGCTTATGGAACAAGATAACTGGCGCCAGCAGAGGATCATCGGCCGCAACTAATGCGGCAGCCGCAACTAATGCGGCAGGTAAAGTAGGTGGATTTGCCTTGGCCTACAAGGGATTGACTGCGGGATTGACTGCATGGGGGCTTTATGAAATGTGGGCACCGCCCTTGCAAGACTACTGGGAAAGCATGGACAATGCCAAAGCCAATTTGGATTCAGGTTCCTGGTCCATAGAAAACTATCATCATGAAGAAAACAAACAACTCAGTACCTTGATTGGTCGCTTGGGTGCCGCACTGTTGATCACTTCAGTGCCAGCAATGATGCTCAACAACAAGCTGACGCGAGCACTATTGGGCAAATATCTAGGTGGCGTGTTGGGACTAACCATGCCGGCAGCAGTGATTTTTGTGAGAAAATGGCTCAACAGAGACGACAACGCTGATGGCATTGCCGCTATCATGATGAATGACTATATTGCAGGCAACGGAGAAATAGCCGGAGAGCCAATTCCTGGACTAGGTAGTCTAGCTGCCAAGGCCAAACAGGCTATCATGGGAGATGTTACTGCGGATCCTAGCAAGGCCAAATCTGATAAAGGTTCTCAAGACGTTTCTCCCGGTGGCACAACTGGTGGTAAGCAGGAGCCCGGCGACGCAGGTGGAACTCAATCTGGTGGCAAGCAGGACATTGACAGTACTAGTACTGGTGGAAAAACTGATAAACCAGCCACTGGCAAGTCAAAACCAACAGATGCTCCAACTACTAGCAAACCTTATATAACTCCTAAAGGTCGTAAGATGTATACTAACGATCCGTTAGCACTACGCAACTACGATATTACTGGATGGGTAAGAAAGCCAGGACAGCCCGGCTGGATCATGGATCCTAAAGATCCAACAGACATTTTACAAGAGCCGCCAGGCTGGACTCCAGATTAAAGTAAAGGCATTTGTGCTACCTTAGTAGCTTCAATGTTTTCGTTGATAATTCCGTAGATCATTTCTCTATCTTCATAACTGTAGATGTGTAGTAGATCATTTACAGTGACTCCTCCACGCATATACCACGAAATTCTAAATAAATCTTCTTTAAACTTTTTACTTTGTTGTTCTAGCCTAACTAATTGGTCTTGAATTTCAGAGACCGAACGATTAATTAGGCTTTCCCGAAAAAATTACTTTGATCCAACTCTAGAAATAAGTTAACCTTATGCTGACAGCTGGAACATTCTGCAGGAAATGTTGGACTTTTCCACTGTTCTCTGTTGAGCTCAATGTGTTCTTTGATCTTGTCAAACACATGCTTTTCACAATTGTCAATAAATTCGTGTATGAATACTTGTTCAGAAACTACTTGACTATTAACTTCAATACTTTCAATGCAGGCTTTGTATAACTCAGCTTGTAGTACACTCAGCTCTTGGAAAAGTCCATTAATAGCCAACTGTTGAGCTTCTTCTCCTTCAAGAGTTTCAGTTTGTTTCACACGTTGCTGTAATCTAAAGTTTTTAAGATTGAATTCTGTGCTTTGTTTGTAGTTCAAAGGCTGTGTAGTGATGACCATGTCTTTTAAAACTACTTTATTGTTGTAGTTAAAGTTAGTAAAATGATCAATTATACGACTAAGATCTAAGTCATAGTCGTTTTCTTCTCCGCAGTTGTCGCAAGTATTACTAACGGCCATGGTATTGCCAAATGTTGCAATACGTATCGCGGCAAATATTGCACTGATATCTAAAATGCTAACTTCCCAAGCATTTTTGATATTTGGGCAACAGCTTTCAATAACTTTAACTGTGCTTTCACCGGTTAGCAAAGCATCTGGAGTTTTTAAAATAATTTCATCCATGCCAGTCATACCGTATACGGGCATGTTACTAGCGTCACCTTGAAACGATCCAGGCTTATTATATACACCTTGACTTGGCAATTTGAGGTAGATTTTGGGCTGTCTAAAGTACTGTTGTAAAGGATTCTGTGGCATTATTATCTCCAGATAAATATCATATGTAGTATTTATATACGCATATTTCTGGGAAAATATTATATGGTAGATAGAAAAATAGGTGACATGACTGTGGACGAACTCAAAAGTTCTCTAGGTACGAGCCCTGGCGCCACTACGGGCGGCGGAAAACCAGCCATGGATTCTAGCTATATTGACAAAACCATTAAGGCAGTTGGCGGTATAGGCGAAGCCGCATTGCCAGCTGTTTTTGGATTAAACAAG